CAAATAGTAAGGCTTCTGCTTCTCTACGTCTTATAAGTCCTTCAAGCACTTTGCCACCAGCTTTATTCCATCTTTTAATTTGTGCAGGCACATTATCAAAATCACTTGAGTTCAATACTTTAAGCATGGTTGAAGCTTTTAAGTTAGCAGGCCCTAGGTTAAACACCCAAGATACTAAAGCATCAAATTGATTTTGATCAAGATCAACAGTAACGCTATCTTTAACATAACCTTCAAACTCTTTTATATCTTGATCTAATATTTCTTCTGCTTCTCTTTGACAAACTAAATCACCTTCTTTAACTCCAGCAGTATGACCATATCCTATTGTCCATACGCCTGCTGCACATTTGTAAGCATTGTATTCAACACCTTCAAACTTTTTAATTAAACTTAATCCTTCTTGCGATATATTCATATTTTTACTCCTCTTCTTTTGTAGTAACTTTTTTGTAATAGACAACAACTTCTTTAAGTTCATTTATATACCTCTTTAATTCCTGCATATTATATGACATGAGCTCGTAATCGGGCACAGACATAGCTAAGAATACCACTTGACCTTGGTCTTTCTCAACTCTTGCTAAGAACTCTTCTAAATTTTTATCTGACACTACATACCAATACGGATCTTTTAGATCTATTTCTCTAGGCATTACGGGTTGAACTATAGTTCTTTCTATAGGTTTAGATATAACCTCAACCTGTTGTTTACTTGGTATCAGGCTGCAACTGCAAGCCATCATCAAGACTGTCAATGTTACGGCTGTCTTCTTCAATGCTATCAAATACATCTTTAGTTCCTTTGTTTACTCTTGGTTCAATCAAACCTGGTTTAGCTGCGGCTAATTTAGTTAAGTTATGTCGTTTAAATATGTCAAGGTATCTTGACATCTCTTGTTGAATCTCTTGATTTCTACTTTGTAAGTCTAGTAAGCTCGATGTTTGTAAAGCAAAATCATTTTGTAATGATTCTATTGCTAACATTTGTTCTTGGTTTCTTAGTTCAAAAGCTTGATTAAGAGCAGAAAGTTTAGAGTTTTCATTCCATAGTAAATAAGTAGCTAATCCCATAACTACTATAATTCCTATCAAAACTTTAGACATTAACTAATAACCTGCGACAAAACTATTGATACTAGTATGAATGGATACACAGCCCAAATCATATTCTCTAGCTTATCAAAACGCTTTGCACCGTCTTCTAGTCTTTTATCAATACTTTTATATAATGCTTTGCATTCTCTTTCATGAGATTCTATTGCAGTAAGTGCGTCTTTTGCTGTTGCCATATCTTTCCTCAAATTGTATATACGTTTAAAGATTTTTCTTTACCTTTAACTTTAATTGCTTCTAAAGATTTTAACTCAAAACTACAGTTTTTGGCAGTCTCTTCTCCTATAAGTATATCAACTCCAGCTTCTTTTGTACCAGACTCAAGTCTAGCTGCTATATTTACGCAGTCTCCGATAGCTGAAAAGTCAAATCTAGTATCAGATCCCATGTTACCTACCACAGCTGTACCAGTATTTACTCCCACCCCAATAGCAATCTCATGTGATAATTCTTTATTAAGTTCTTTTATACGATCCTGCATTTCGATAGCAGTCTTTACTGCTTTGTCTTCGTGATCTTCTAAATCTAAAGGTGCTGAGAATATAGCCATGCAAGCATCACCAATAAATTTATCTACCATGCCTCCATTTTTTTGTACGCATTCTACTTGTACTGTTAATGCTTTGTTCATTATCTCAGTAACTTCTTCTGGTTTTAGTTTTTCTGAAAGACTGGTAAAGCCTCTAACATCTGTAAACAAAAATGTAGCGTATCTTTTTTCGCCACCAAGTTTTAATAGATTAGGATTATCTTGTAATTGTTTAACTTGTCTTGGATCAAGGTAATGTTCAAATTGTTTTTTAATTAATTGACGTAACTTAAACTGTTTTCTAAAGTTTAAATAGAAAGCTATAGCACCAGTAATGAATTGTGATACAAAAGTCCACGAAAAATCTATTAAATAACCCTTTTGAATGCTATAAGCTCCTGTAAGGCTTGTAGTAAAGAGTAAAATTACAGCTAGACTTACGCCTTTAGTTATACCAAGATAGTTAATTACAAGCCATGTCAACGACACAAATATTGCAAAAATTAATATTTCCAACGCAAGAGCAAAATCTGGGATAAAAGGAGAGTTTTCTAACAAAATTGACTCAGATAATGCTGCTTGAATTTTATGTGGCTCTAATAATCCAACCGGAGTTGCAACTTGCGGCATGATTCCTGGGGCAGTGACTCCAACAAAAACAAATTTACCTGCTACATCCATTTCTTTTAATGTTGTTTGTGGTGTATTAACCCAACTAATCCACTTACGACCAAGACTATCTGTTTTGACTGGTGGTATTCCTCTGACTGATATCTCTTGTATACCATTATCATTTGTAGTGATAATGTAAGTTTTAGCACCTGTTAATACTTTTAAGACTTCTGTGCCAAAAGAAGATACATATCCATCTGGTGTTTTTAATAATAATGGTATTCTTCTAACTAAATTATCTATATCAACCGGTGCACTTGCTATACCTTGATTTGATTGATCTTGTAAGATATCAATATTTTGTATAACGCCTGGTGTAAACATACCACCTATATCATTACCTTTTATGACTGTTCCAGTTGTTTTAGGATACTTACCATTTCCGTTTTCAAACATAGCCAGCACAGATGGTGCATAACCTAAAGTAGTAGCAAAGGTTTCATCACCACCCATACGATCAGCTTGTGGAAATCCTATAACCCAACCAACTCCCATAGCCCCTGCATTGATAAGATCTACTTGAATTTTTGCAAGACTTCTTCTAGGGAATGGCCAACCTCCTTGCTCTGATACATCGTTTTCAGTAATGTTTAATATTACAAAATTACCGCTTGGCTCGGGTGTTGTTACAAAAGCGTCAAATATTTTTAACTTAAGTATTTCTGTAGGGGTGCTTTGAAATATTAAAGGTAGTGATAGTAATATAAGTATAGGTAATAAAAGTTTATTCATTAATTCTTTTTTTAGCTATATCAAAATATTCTTTTATTGCTTCAAATCCTATAAAATTTCTGTTGCTATTTACTGCAACATAGCCTGTAGTTCCTGATCCCATATAAGGATCTAACACTGTTTTTGCATCAGGAAATACTGCAAGCATATCAGCAACAAATTGTTCTGGAAAAGCTCTCGTATGTGAGCCACGAGTTCCAACAGGCTTCCACTCTGTCCAATCAAAAACATCGTGTTTATTAATTGTATTAATAAGTTTTGTTTTAGGGCTTTTAGTTAGCCAGTAAATTCTTTCTGTCCAAGGATAAAATCTTATTTTATCAAAATTTTGGCTTCTATTTATCCATACTAATTCTTGTTTAATAATAAAATTACTTTTAAGTAACCATTCGTAAGGAGATATTTGAATTCCTTTTTTAATTCTATTTTTATGATTATAAATCATACTTCCATCATCTTTTAAAACTCTAAAACATTCATTTAAAAGTTTTATTTGTGTTTCTTGGTATTCTTTTTCAGGCAAATTATCGTTGTATGCTTGATGTCTTTTGTTACCAGTATGATGGCTGTTGCCTAAATTGTAGGGTGGGGATGTAATAATAATATCTATAGATGAGTTATTTATTTTTTTAAAAGAATTAAAACAATCGTCTAAATATAGTTTATTCATTAATTACTCTGAGTTATTTTTATAATACTACCATTTCCACCATTTATTTTAATTAAATTAGAAGTACCATCTTGTATGAAGATTACAGTATAGCTTCCAGAAGAATCTATATCTACTCTAGCTGTATCGCTAACACTACGCATAAGTGTTAATACTTCTCCTGTTATAAAAGATGTTATCTGCGTGCCTAAGTCTTGACCTAGTTTAGTACCAACAATATTAGTAGATGTAGCGTCTTGTGCTAACTGATCTTCTTGTTGTATTTCTTGTAGTGCGTCTATGACATCTAGCAAATCTTCCAGGAAGTTTACATCAAGATAGTTTATATCTAACTCTGTAAACTCTAGTTCTTTTTCTGAGTCTAAAAAATCTTCTTCTAAAAAGTCCTCGTCTAAACCATCAAAGTCTAATATGTTTTTCTTTTTGGTTTGTGTTGTTTCTTCTATAGCCACCTCTTCTTTAGGTGGATTAACAATAAGCATATTATCTATAAGGTCTAGTGTTAGGTCTAAGATTACAGGTGAGCTAGGTGATTTTTCAAAAACATCTACCGTTGTAGCTTCGTAAGGTTTATTAAGTGTAACTGTACCCATAGCTGTAGTTACTAATATCTCACCACTAGAATTACCAAATTCATCTGGTAAAAGTATCAACAACGACCTGCCGATTTCATCTACGGTAACTGTGAAATCAGTACCACGAATTGCTATGTTTGCTGTGGGTGTTTTAAGATCTATATTGTTTTTATCTATCTTGTTTAGACCGCCAGTAATAAACCTAGCTGTACCAAGACCAAAGGTAATAGCCATTTTAGATTTACTAGGGTTAGGGTCAAAGATGTATTCGTCTATGGTTAGCTGAGAGTTTTCTGTAAGTCTTACCTTGGAG